GCGAATCTGGCTTCATTGATGTACTTGCCCACGTTCTTGCCCAACCACATCTTGCGTTGGTTGTCCTAGGCGTAGAACTCTTCGGTGTAGGCGTTCTGAACATCGGTGCAGGTGTCCAGCATCAGGTCAACGTAGCTGCGGGCCTGCTCGTGGGCCGGAAGGTCGTTGATGGTCTTAACGGCGCATCCACCCATCGCAGGAATCAGGCAGAACACGAGGATGAGCCCGGCGGTGCCCTTGCCGACGGTGATGGACTTGGTGGCCTTGGCCCGTCCGTAGACGGTCAGAGCCAGACCGGCGATGGTCACGAACGCTTCGGCAATCTGCTGGGCTTCGGCGTCACCGATGTCCAGGCCGAACACTCTGCCGAGAAGGGGAAGGACCATGACGATGGCCCCGATGATGGTCTTGCTGGAAAGGATGTTCTTGGTCATTGGCTCAAGCCCTCCTGAAAAAGAATCTGGTTATTTTCTCGTACCACAACGAAAAAAGGAGAGCCTGCTTCTTCGGGAGCCCAAGATCACAAAAACGGCAGTAAACATGAAGAGGGTTGGTGTAATGGCCCATGCAGACCTCACTCTTTGGGGAGTAGGCTACGCCATTCAAGCAGCATGAAGTCAACTCTTTGCTTGCACATCTGCACAAACATGGCGCACCACGTTCTCTTCCGTGTCGATCATTCCCTTGCAATTCTCCGTCTGGCAGACGTAAAAGCGGATTCTACGGCCCTCACCAACAAGAACTGTCCGGACAACCCGCAGAGACTGCTTGCCGCACTCGGGGCACAAAAAAGCACTTCGCTTGACCATCTATCAATCCTCCAGGCTGTCCAGGTCGATGAACCCCTGCGTGACTTCTCCATCTTCCCCTGCACCGCCAACAGCGCCGTTCAACGCCATTGCCATGGACACAATGCCGTCGATGCGGCCTGTGCTTTTCATTTTGTCAAACTTGCGGTTCCCTGCCGGATCTCGTTGCACTCGCACGTTGGCCGCGCACATGGTCAGAACAGGGTGCATGCCGTGGCGCAGCCGACACTCGGCAAGCAAGTCTTCCAACACCTCAACCGCAGGGTTCATGTCTCGGAAGCCTTGACCGTGAGGAATGAGCCGCAGACCACCAGGGACAGGATCGTCCTTCCCGTCAATCCAGGCATCCACGCCTTCCTCAATGAGCGACCGCTGAAGGTCGGCTATCCGCCAGCGGTCAAACTTGATGCCGGAGATGTTCATTTGCCCGTGGTGCTCGGCAATGGCCCGGGCAACGTAGCGGTAGTCAATGGTCTTCCCGGGGACAGGTATGAGGTGGCCCTGGTTCGCCCACAAGTCGTAGGGAACCTTGTCGCGGTCGGACCGTTCCTTGATATTGTCTTCCGGAGTCCAGAAAAACGGCAGGATGTCCCAAAGCCCGGCCTTAGTCTGAGCCACATACGTCAGGCTTGTCAGGTCGTTCTTTGCAGACAAGTCGAGCCCGCCCGTGACTTCGGTGTCGTAGAACGTGCCCATGTCCGGAGCATCACCGTTCATCTTCCAGACGTTCGGTGAAATGAACTGAGCGGCGGCGCTGATTCTCTGATTCAACCTCAGGTTTCTAAACCTAGCCTCTGCACTCGGCATGTTCTTTGCCGTCCTGGCCGCTTCCATCATGTCCGCAATCGATAGGAAATCATCCAGGGCAGGGTTGGACAGCTTCCATGCCTCCTGGTCCATAATGTCCGCATCTTCAGGCGTGGTGAACAGGAAGCAGAGTACGGTCGGGTCATCGATCTCACCGCGCATGACCTTCATGCCATAGTCTATCTCCTGAGACAGCACAGAGAGGTCATCTGGGGCCTGGGTGGAGATGATCCAAACAAGCGGCTCCTCATGTGCGCCACGGCCTTGAATGAGGGTGTCGTAGAACTCGCGGTCAGCCCCGAACTGTGCAAGCTCGTCGAAGATCAGCAGCGCAGGTCCAATGCCATGTTTGCCCTTGACCTCCGAGGACAGGGCCTTGAACATCGAACCGTTCGGTGCTGTGATTTCTTTTTGGGATGCGATGATGTTCAGGATGTTGGATAATTCATCGTCCAGTTCGACCATCTGGCGCATGTAGCGAAACGTGATTCCGGCCTGGTCGCGCTGAAAAGCAGCCGAATACAGCTGCTCATTTTGCTTTGCCTCGGGACCGCACAGGTGGGTCAGGCTCAAGGCTGATACAAACGGGGTTTTACCATTTTTCTTGGCTACCGAAAATATGACCTTGCGGACAACCCTATTCCCGTATTCATCGACCGGGTTGTATGCCCTCCGGATGATGTCCTTTTGCCAATCCCTGAGACGGAACGGCTGCCCGACGTGCATGCCCTCGGGGATGCGCAGCGTCTCGATGAACTCAATGACGCGCTCCCCACGGTCTGACTGATAAATCTTCAAGCCTTCTTCCCGCCGAACATCAAGCCGTCGCGCTTGCTCTTCGGTTCCGTCTCTTTGCTCGACTTGTCAGACCCCCGCCGTGCCGATCTGGTAATGCCCAGCTTGGTGCCCAGGGAGGCCATGACGCCCACGGCTGCATCCTTGATGGCAATGGCCGGGTTTGCCTTCAATGCACCATTGCCGGTTGTCACCAGCATCCCATGCTTGCGAATCAGCCCTTCAGCAGCCTTCGCCCTGTCGTGGGCCTCGCAGTATTCAATGAGCAGGGGAACGTCGGCAGTCTTGAAATGGTCGGCTGGCAAACTCTGCACAATCTCCTCAAAAAGACGCTTTGCCCGTGGTTTCAGCCCGTGAGGCGTCGAAATTCGCTCATTCTCCCTGGGCTCAATGACGCTCAACTTGCCGCCTGGCTTCGGTCCTCGCGCTCCCATATTTTCACTCCTCGTTTTTGAGGTCCAATCTTTGACGAAACTCTACGCTGATGGGCCACATTCGGTCCCGGGGCCGAACTCCAAGGTTTTGACCTACACCCGGTATGCTTGTGCAACCGCCTGCAACCATTACCTTTCCGTCTTCGCATCGCAGATGTGCTGAATCTGTCAAGAAAGCATATACAGCACAAATGTCTTGACAGTCAAATGTGCAAAGCGTGTAAAATCCTGAAAGGCATCAAAGACAGCTCTGCTGCATAACATGTCAAGACAGCTAAGACAGCACAAAAACATCCCATTGAATCATCCTCTCGTCGTTGCTCATGCGGTATGGCCTTGGCCTGTGCATGGCTGATGAATGCAGATTGGATCAGTGCCTTTGCCAATGCCATATTCCAATGCCCAGGGCTGGGGTTGACCTGGCGCACAAAAGCAGGAGCCGCCGCTCTGATAGAGAGTGACAGCTCTGGTGCTCCTCCAACGCATGGCGGACGAGCTCGGTCATCGACACCATCCTATGGTCAGACAGTCAAACGAGGAGCGGCCCGGACCAGGAGCTACCTAGGCGGGGCCGCTCTGCCTGGGGGGAGG